AACTTTTTTCATCGCTTCTTTAAGAGATGAGGGAAGAAAAAGGTGAGACGAGAGACCTACGTAAGTAGGTCTCTTTACTCTGCCGCTCTGTTTGCCGCGCTTTTGCCGCGGCTAATGGGCGGCAATTGCCGCCCGGTTTGCCGCTTTTGCCGCTCTGGGTTCGGGGTGTCTCATGCGCCTAGTTCGGCGTCTTTCAGCCATTTTTCGCCTTCGGTGGCGGCCTTTTGGCAGTGCTCGCAGGCGTCGACGTATTTGAGGCGTTTTTCGTGGTTGGTGACGTGGGCTCCGCGGCGGCCGATATTGGCCCGTTTTTCGGACAGGTCGGCGGCGTCTGTCTGGTGCTTTTGGTAGTCGTGGAGCTGGTAGGTTCGGGCGTCGATCTTGTGTAGCAGGTCGCCGTCGATGAGCTCTTTCAGGGCCGCGTCTCCCCGGGCTTTGCATAGCCTGGTGGAGATGATGCCGCCCTTCTGCTGCTTTTTCGCTTTGAGGATGAGCCCGACGTGGAGCAGTTGGGCGGCGTCGGATAGGGCGTCGATTTTGGGGTTGTCGAAGTAGTCCACGTCGAGCTTCGCCCAGAAGCGCCGGTCCTTCTCTTCCGGGTCGGCCATGGCTACTCCTTTCGGGTGGTTCTCATTGCGTTGTGGACGGCTTCGTTTCCGGTCGGGTCGCGGTAGGGGGTGGATCGGCCGGTGGTGGGTTTCGGGATGGTGAGCCAGTCGCCCCAGTGGCAGTCGCACTCGCGGGCCTTAGCGCAGACTCCATCCATCGGAGTCCAGCAGCACCCGCGCTTGCACGGCGTCATGCGGCAGACTCCCGTTCGCAAAGAGTGCAGTCGCATTCCTCGTCGCCGCTGTTGTGGAGGAAGTCAACGTTCGCCACGGACCAACTCGGATAGCCGTAGACGTCCATGTAGACGCTGACGGCGTGGTCAGCGTTGATGTAGTCGGCCCTGATCTGGTGGCCGCGACCAGGTCGGGACTCTTCCTCGTAGTGGATGTTGAAGTCCTCCACGCGAATATCCACGTTGAAGTGCTCCCGGGCATCCCTCACGACGCGGTCGAGTGCGGCGCTCTGCTTCGCTGTCAGGGTGCTCATCGGCAGACTTTCCGGTATTCGCGCATTTTGTGGCGGGTGGCTTGGCGGTAGCTTGCGAGGTCGTCTGCGGTGGTTTCGACCCATGCCCAGGCGTCGTCCATCTGCATTTTGACGGCGCGGGCTTCGTTGCCGCCCGTGTTGCGGTGACGTTCGGCCCATGCGTGGAAGATCGCGAGGGCTTCTTGGTGGCGGGCGTGGAGTGTGGTCTCGGTGTGGATGCCTAGCATGGCGCTCCTTTAGGTATAGAGGCGGCGCCCGACATGTTGCCGGGCGCCGCAAATGGTTCGGGTGTGGGTGGTGACTAGCGGCGGTTGCGGATGCTGCCGAGCCGTGAGCCGGCGTAGTTGAAGTCATCCTCTTCGGCCCATTTCTTCGCCTGCCGGACTCCGACTGCGAACAGGATCAGTGCGCCGATGATGTAGAGGACGATGAGGCCGCCGATGCAGGCAGCGATGGTCAGGATGATCGCGATGATGTCCATGGGTGTCTTCTCTCTTGGGTACAAAAAAGGCCGCGCTGTGGCGGCTTTGGGGGTGGTGCGGGTGGGGCTAGAAGGGCGGTTCGGAGTCCGGTCCGTTGCCCCAGCCGCCGCCCGCGTTGCTGGCTCCGGGTGTGGCCCATGGGTCTTCCTGCGTGGCGGGCTGGTTGCCGCCCCACGTGCCGCCGGATGCCTGGCCGGTGTTCCCGCCGCCGTTGTCGGATCGCTGCGTGCGGTTGACCTTGGCGTTCGCGTACCGGAGGCTGGGCCCGATCTCGTCGACCTCCAACTCGATGACGGTCCGCTTCTCGCCCTCTTTGGTTTCGTAGCTGCGGGACTTGAGGCGGCCGGACACGATGACGCGCATCCCCTTCGTCAGCGACTCGGCGACATTCTCGGCCGCTTCCCGCCACACGCTGGCCCGGAGGAACAGTGTCTCCCCGTCCTTCCACTCATTGGACTGCCGGTCGAACGTCCGCGGGGTCGACGCGATGGTGAAGTTCGCGACGGCGGACCCGGACGGCGTGAACCTGAGCTCGGGGTCATTCGTCAGATTGCCGACCACAGTGATCGTTGTTTCGCCTGCCATGTTCAGATTCTCTTTTCGTACGCGTTGATTTCGTAGGTGATGGTTGTCCTGTTGGAGCGACGTGCGCCCCAGAGGTAGCAATTGGCACCGAGTAGCGTGTATAGGCTCAGGTCCTTGATGAGGTCGAGCCCTACGGGCGCCCGCCCCGGAGTTACCCAGTCGCAAATCATGAGCGACCAAAACAACCCGACGGCTACCCAGAAGATGGCCCTGACGGTTTGGAGTTTCATCTGTTGCCTGCCTTTGCGATGGGTTCGAGGACCGAGATCCACTGCTTGGCGGTTTCGGGGTTGATGTGGATGTAGGTTGCGCCGTCGTGCATCCGGATCATGTGGTGGCCGGATGTTGTGGCGGGTCCGCGTGGTGGTTCGATGTCCCCGGCGACGATGGTCACGGACGGGTAGCTGTCAGCGGTCATTCGCTGTCCTCGTAGATGAGCGTTGCGGGGAGCGGGATAGTCCCTGATGGCACTGACCTCGGGTTGCCGATGAAGATCCAGTCGTCCTCGCCGAACTTCTCGGCCGCGCCGGTCATCTCAGGAAGGTAGATGACCGATCCTGCTGGCAGCGCTTCCAACTCTTCGGCGGTTGTGATGGTGCGCGGCTTCACGTAGCCGGCGAGATCTGGCGCCTTGGCTAACTCGTGCGCCAGTTCAAAGTCGGCGGTACTGGCCGCTGCGTCGATTCCTGCCCAGTTCAGGGCTGCCATTAGGTCGTGCTCAAGGTCGCTCATTCGCTTGCCTCCTGGTGGTTGTCTTCTCGTACTGCGGCGAGGATTTTCTGTGCATCCTCGGCGCTGATCTTGTTCGGGTGGGCCCATGTGGTGCCTATGACTTGCCCTGCCGTGGCGAGTAACTGCTTGCTGTCGCCGTCGTACCCGGCCGCGGTTAGTGCGTTGGTGATTGCTTGCCATTGCGCCCGCCACGGTTCGGTAGCGGGTTCGGCTAAGACATCGACAGTGTGCTGCTTGACCTTCTTTTGGCTGATGCGCACTGGCATGGTGTACGGGGCGTCGAGGTGAGACATTGCGACGACCTCAACCCCGCCGACCCTTTCGCCCGCGTAGATCACCTCTGGGTTGTTTATGAGCTTCACGCGACGGCCAACAAACGCATCCGTCTCGGTGCCCCAACCCCTGGCTATCACCCGCAACATTCCCTTTGAAGGCTTCCAAGGCCGGCCATCCATACCTTCGAGTTCAATGATCGGCTTGGTCGGCTCGCCAACCACCGCCGATATTGTCGCCACGATTGGGGATCCGGTCAGGTCGGCCGCATTCAGCTGGTCCGACTTGGCTAGTAGCGCCTTTGAAATATCCATCAGAAGGTGAACTCCAGTTCTGCGAAGTGGTCTATGTATTCGGTTTCGGGTAGGCCGTCGACGGCCGCGAGGTAGCGGGTGACGATGTCCTCGACGTTGCCCTCGAAGAGCTGGACGGCGTCCCAGATGGCGTCGAACCAGCGCAGGTCCGGGTAGACGCGCTTGGTCCAGAGCGGCATGCCACCGCAAAAGGACACGTAGTCGAGCCAGTCGCGGCCGGAGACGAGTAGCCCGGCCTGGCATTGCGCCATGTTCTCGGCTGGGACTTCATCGGCGAGGATCGTCGCTAGGTGCTTCTTCGGCTCGCGGGACTTGATCTCGATCAGTCCGTCGTCGCCGACCAGCCCATCCGGTGAGTAGCCGAGTCGGAACTGATCGAAGCCCCAGACCATGAAGCCGACCTCAGTAACGGGCGCGTGGTGTTCGCTGTACTTGTCCCGGGCGATCGGTTCGTCGAGGTTCCCGCGCTGCATCGCCGCGTTGGTGAACGTCTGCACGACGCGGCCGGTAATCCGCTCGGCGGCGAGCAGGTTAGTGAGGCCGCGTGACGTGTCGCTATCGGCCACCCTGTAGACGGGCGGCAGCTCGGCCGCTTTGGCTGCGCGCTCGTCGTGCGGGGTCTTGATCGGCGTCGGCACTTTGCGGGCCGTGCTGATGCACGCTTCGGCTGCGGGCACCTGGCACTTTGGGCACTCGACTGCCAGCGCGTCCGGGGCCCCTTTGGTGATGAGCTGGCCGACTACTGAGGCGGTCACGATGCCGCATCGTGCGGCGAACCATTCAGGCGTGCCCTGTTCGAGGTCCTTGAAAATTTGCAGGCTCATGTTCTCTCCCATGAAAAAGGCGCCTATTCGGGCGCCTTGGTGGTTATTTGCGGGGTTGCTTCTTGGTTAGGTGTTGCCGTAGGAAACGGATCGTCACTGTGGTGTGCCCTTCACGCTCCCATCCGTCTAGGAGTTTCAGGAGGCTCTTCCGCTCGCCCCGGAGGAACTTGGCGTCGGCGGGTTCGGGCGGGACGGGGCAGGTGTCAGGCTCGTCGCCGCGGAGGACCCTTAGCAGTTGCCCGACGTCGATTCGGCCGCATCCCCATTCGTTTTCGAGGATGTATAGGGCTTGCTTGTTTCGGCGTTCGGCTTCACAGTCGGCCATTGTGGTTCCCTTCATTTGAGGCCGCATCGTTTGCAGTCCTCTGTGTGGGCTCCCTCGGCGATGCACTTACGTCGGCGGCGGGTGAGGATGGCCCGGGCGAGCGCTTCGGCCTCCTCTTCGGTGTCATTGGCGGGCATGTAGAAGCCTCAGAATCGCGGACCCGGTTTCGTGATCGAATGCTTTCCGTGTGCCGGCGTTCCCAACAACCCAGCCAGAGACTTCGCAGCCTTCGAGGTAGTCAACCTGGTCAGGGGTCATTCGGCCCCGTTCGAGTATGTGACGGGCGGCGAGGATGCCGAACCGGATCCGCTGGGCTTGGTAGGCGTTCACGGCTTGGCCTCGTTCAGCGCATCGGCAAGCTGCTGCGCCGCCTTCTCGGTGGGGAACCCGTAGTCCCGGGGGTTTTTCGCCATCTCCTCCAGCGTCACCCCGTCCGGGGATTTCAGCACGGTGGGCGAGCCGAACGAGTCCTCGTCGTAGTACCGGCTGGTTCCGTGGTACCAGGCGAGGATCCTCCCGGAGCGCTTGGCGACCTCGTGGACCAGCAGCTCCTCGGTCTCCCAGCGCTGCGTCTTGGTGGCGCACTCGCAGGTCTCGAACGCCTCGTGGCCGCGGGGGGTGGTGTAGGGCAGGCGCCGATGCTCGTCGCACTTGCCGCACTTGGGCCCGAGATCCCAGGTGGGGGCGACCCTGTAGCGCGGTTCGCGCAGCAGCTGCAGCAGCTTGGCCAGCCCCTCCTTTTCCACGGTGCGCCGGGCCAGTTGCTCGGCCATGCTGAGCTTGCGCTCGTACTCCCGCTTCGTGTCCTGCGCGGCCTGCTCCAGCTTGGCCAGGGTCGACAGTTTCCCGGCCATCTCACGGTTCTCGGTGCGCAGGGTCTCCAGTTCCTTCTGGGTCTCCTCCTTCACCGCCTTGCGCAGGTGGTCCTTGAAACTTTCCACTTCCTCGTCGAATGGGCTGGTGTTGCCGTAGTAGTCGTCGTAGTCGCTCACTTGTGGTCCTCGCGTTCGTAGGTGTCGGGGCGTTCCTGGTCGGGGCCGATCCGGTCGGCTTGCTGGGCGCGGGCCTGGGCGGCGCGTAACGCTTCGTAGTCGGGGAGGCGCTGGCTCATGCGCCGGCCCCCACGTATCCCTTGACGTAGCTCATGGCGTCGTGCCAAGTATTGAAGCTGCGGCAGACGCAAGCCTGGCCGAAAGCGTCTGTGCATGACTTCTCCATGGCCCACCAAAGGTCAAGTGGCGTTGACTTCCAAACTCTCCACTGGCTCATGGCTTCCTCAGTTCGGCGAGCTTGCGGGTAAGGTCCATCGAGCTCCGGCGGAGTGCGCCGGTCTCGGGTGAGCCCCAAGAGCGGTCGGTGGGCTTCGGCGTCCAGTTCTCTTCGTCGCGGTACCTGTAGCCGGACTTTTCCAAGTCGAGGCGTTCGAGGGCGAGTCGGCCGGCGGTGAGGAACTGGCGGGCCTGCTTCATGCCGGCCTCAATGGTCTGGCGGTCCATGCTCATGAGACGTACCTCGATGCTTTCGTGTAGTTGGCGCGGTAGTCGGTCCGCTGCTGGTCGGTGAGTGCCTGCCACTGGGCCTCGGTGAGCCCGTGCGCAGAGATGATGCGCGCCTCGTGCGGGTCGAGCCTATGCAAGGGTTGCGGGCGGGTTCGGCGGAAGATGCGCGGGAGGTTCATGCGCTGGCCTCCGCTTCAAGCGCGGCGAGCATCGTCCGCGCCCACTCGACATCGCGCTGTGCGGATCGCGCCGCGGACTCGGCCCCTTCGAGTCGTGCGCGGGCGTTTTGGATCCTCACGCTGTGATCAGGACTGGCGCCCTTGCGGACGTAGTGCGCCCTCTGGAGTCCATGCTGGGAGTGGATGACGAGTCGGTCGGCCTCTGCGTAGTCCTTATTGCTCTCTCGGCCATCCCGCGGCGTCAGCTCGTATTCGTCAAGGTTGGCTACCAGCGTCAGATCGGCGGCGTCACGGCTGACGTACTGCCGATGCGAGACCGTCGATCCTCCCCAGAACCAGTCGATAAGGTCGCCGCGTTCATTCTCGATGGCGAGCCCTTCGATGCAGTGGCGCTCTTCCGGGGTGTAGGTGTAGACGTCATGCTTACTCACGGGTTCCTTCTTTCAACGTTGGCCAGGTGCTGCTTGTATTCGGCGGCGATCGCTGCGGCGGCTGCCACGAGGATGGCCAGGTCGGCCGCGATGGGTGCGCCGGGGTCGGCGTCGAGGCGGGCGGTCAGTAACTCGCCCGCCCGGGTAGCGGCCTTCACAACAGCCGCGGCGGAAGCTGGGTCGATCACCGGGAGGGTCATGCTCCCCACCTGCTTTCGATTCGGGCGTCTTCGCGTTGCATTTCGGCGTAGTCGTCGGCTTCGTCCTGGGCCCGTGCGGCGAGGCAGGGTTCACAGTCGTCGCAGTCGCCGTCCTCGCACTGCTCGACGTCGGTGGGCGGTTCCATCGCTTCCCACTGGCGCTGGGCAGACTCAAAACCCGGGATGGTGCTCATGACTTGCCCCATATCTTGAGGCACTTCTTGCACTCCGCTTCGGCGATCGGCTTGTCGACAACCATGAAGCCGGTTCGCCACCAGCCATTGCTGCCACTAACGCCGCACAATGCCCGCCCAAGTGACCGGGACATGGGCTTGCCGAAGTGGCCCCTTACCGGGCCGCGCACGATGTGCTGGACGCTGCCATGCAAAGGAACGCCGACGACTACCTCTGAAATGGAGATGTTGATCTCGGTCATGACCATTCCCCCCGGTTCCATGCGTCGGCGGCTGCGGCGGCCAGCGACTCGTCATCGAGGCCCTCCAACTCGGCCATGACCCGGTCGTAACGGACAGCCCGGGGGATGAAGTAGAAGGCGGCGACAATGATGCCGACGAAAACGGCGAACTGGGGTCCGTTCATTTCATGACTCCCTTGCTAACGATTGCGCGGCGCCAGGTGCGGAGGCGGCCGTGTCTACGGGACTTGCTCTCCGACGACTGGTCGCCGACGGGTTCGATGTGGCCTAGCGTCTTCGCTGCGGCAAAAGCGCCGCCGTAGAGGTTGCTGTGCGGGGCCGGGCGCATCTCGCGGCGGACGTCGTCACATGTGAATTGTTCGTGCTTGAGCGAGATCCCGATGATGGTTGCGATCGCGTCCTCCGTCCACGCCTCGTGCGTGTCTTCAAGCGCCATTGATTGCGTCATGCTGCTTTCCTCTCGATATTGCGGATTGCCTTGTCGGCGGTGGGGTCGGAGTGGCCGAGGATGCGGGACAAGCCCAGCGGGTCAAGCGTCAAGATGTGCATGTAGTTGCGGTCGAAGAAGGACTTCGACTTGTGGGGGAAGTGGTGGAGCAGGTGATCGACGGCGGACTTCTTGTCCATTCCTTCGAGCGACTCCTGCAAAAGGGCATAGAGCATCACGGGAAACCTCCGACTAAAAAGCCAGTAGGGGATGGGTGGGGTTGTTGCCCGATGCGGGCGGTGGTGGTGCTGCCGGCGCTTGGCGCTGCGGCGGGTGGTGCTAGGCGGAGAGTTTGCGGAGTGCTGCGGCGATGCGGTCTTTGTCGTATCCGCCGCGTTGTGTGCCGGCTACGATCTGGGCGATGTCGTCTTGCTGGTCGGGGGAGAAGCGGTATAGCCTGCCGATTCGGTCGCAGGGCCATTCGCCGGTCTGGGCTTTGCGGCGTACCGTGTCGTCTCCGATCCGGTACTTGGCTGCCATGTCCTGGGTGGTGGCGTAGGACTCTGAGTGCCGGGCCATGGTTACGCCGCGTCCTTGGCGAGCAGGGCGACGGGGAAGATGTCGGCGAGGGTGAGGTTGAGCGCTTCGGCGATGGCGCCGAGTTCGCGGATCGTGAAGTCGTGGCGCTTCATTTTGCGGTCGAAGGTGGTCATTGCGATGCCGGCGTTGTGGGCGACGGCCGCCTTGGAAGTGCCGAGTCGCTTGATTTCGGTGAGGATGTTTTCGTTGGTGGCTGTGGTAATAACAGCGGTGTTGTTTGTTTCCATATGGAGAGACTAATGCCCGTTTGGGGATTACGCAAGTACCCGTATCCGACTACGTGCGTGTTCGATCCAAGTAGTCCGAGCATGAAGGTCGAGTACCCACAATCCCCCAAGTGGA